GAATCAATATAATCAAGTTCACCAAATTCCCAAGCAGCAAAATTATCAGAGTAAGTATCAACTACTGTAATCTCAAAATCTGATATCGGAGAAGATAAAGAACCATCAGTGACTAATCCAACTGGTTTGAATACATCACCTCTTCTGAAATTATATCCTGGTCTTGAAAACTTAACTTCACTTACTTCAAATAAAGTAGATCCTATTCCCGTAGATCCACTAACTTTTAAATCTACTAATAATCCATTGCCAGTATCAGTTGTTGCTCCAATTCCTAGCCTAGAAACACCAACCACTGGTAGATTACTATATGATGGATCAGAAACAAATATTTCAGGATTATTATATCCAGTTCCTCCAGCACCAACATTAAATGATAATGTTCCACCAGCACCAACAGATGCTGTTATTGTGGCAACATCTCCAGTATGTCCATCTTCATATACAGATATTCCGATAGAAACTAAACCATTATATCCAGAACCATGTCCTGTCGTTCCTAGTCCAACAGATACAATAGAACCTCCAGCACCAACAACAGCAGTCACAGAAGCACCTACAAGTGGTGCAAACCCAAGGCCAGGTGTAGATCCATATGAAACTATAATTCCACCTCTAGGAGTCTCATTCTGATTGACATCATAATCGGATGTCACATATTCTAAAGGATCTACCTTTGGTTTTGTAATACCCGAAAATTCTACAGTTGTTATTCCTGCACTAGAGTCTTCTAAGATTTGATAATTAAATCTTGTCGGATTATTATCAGTTTTGGGTGATTGATAAATGTTATTAATGAATACTAAACCACTTGCACCTTCTGTTCCAATTCCTGTGGTATTTGCACCACCAACTTTTAGTGTGAATGTTCTTCCAATTCCAGTAAATTCATCGGATAAATCATCATAAACTTTGTTATTATCATAATTAGATTTTAAAAATACTCTTCCAGTAAATGATGAGGTTTCGAAATCTAAATTATTTTCTGTTTTTGTAATTTGAGGATTACCTCTTGGTGCCTCAGTGAAATAAATTTCACTATCTTCAATATTAAATGATCCTTTATGAATCCTTACTAATGTGGAATCTGTATGAGTTGATGCAGAAGAACCTACAAATCCTCTCTTAACCTCAACTAAATTTATAGTTCCATTATTTGTAATTGGTCCTACATTGGTTGTTCCTAATCCAACATTAGTAACACCCATATATTCATCATCAACTTTCAATATATCTCTTGGATTTATTGTTGAAATACCACTTAGTGATACAATACTTGTACTATTGTTTAGAGAACCACCAACATTTCCACTCAAAGTATGTGTAATCTTAGTAGGTGCTATTGGATATTGAACCAATTCATCGACAGTTAAGATACACTTAGTGTTTCTTTCTTTCATAGTAAATCTATGAGCATTTCCTTCTCCAAGACCAGTAAAAGTCACTCCAGTTTCATTTGAAGCTGCTGTGGTTGTTATTGCAACTTTAAAAGTATTTTCTGTTAATTTAATAGCATAAACTGTTGATGGCAGTTCTCCACTAGAAGTAACTATTGCACTTGTTCCAACACCAACGATTGTGGAGTTTGGAGTGTAGATTAACTCTTCTCCAGTTACAAAGAAGTGATTTTGAATTGTAAATATTCCAGTAGATGCATCTAATGTAGATGAATTTGGATTAAATTCCTTTGAAAAAATTGGAATACCATTATCGGTTAATGTAAAACTATCTTTATTGATTCTACTAAGATTAATAGCATTATAGAATTTTTCATCAATACTTTCAGTTACAGAACCATAAGATAAATCTAAAGGTTCATTAACAACATCCACCTCAGAATAAAATGATTTACTGAATACTTCAATATCAATTTGACCTGTTTGATTTGCATCTGGATAGAATTTGAGTATCAAATTACTTCCAGATATTTCTCCTCCAAATGTTCCGATACCAGCAGCATCATCCAAAACATCATCATTAGATGCTGAAAGGAATGGTAATTGCTGAGTATAAACGTCAGTTTGATCGGAAACCATCATAACTTGATGAAGTGCTTTTGTAGAACCTATACTTACTTGAATTAATGATTTGGATGCATTAAATAAAGTTCTATTTAAAGTTTGAACTATTGTAGAAGAAGCACCCACTGTAGAATAAAATTGCGAGTCATAGACTACACTTCTTTCTTGTCCATCAAATTGATCTGACGATTTAAATCTGTATGTACCAATTCCAGTAGATGTTGTGCCAAATCCAACTATATTAGTTCTTATCTTAAGTTGATCAGAAGAAGTATTTTCGTGTATTAGTGATAAAACTCCACTTCCCAAGTCAGTGCAAGTGAATATACCTATTTGATTTCCTGTTGAGGAACTTAAAACATTGCTATCAATATAATATTCCGACATGTAAGTGTTTGTTCCTGCAATAGAAACATACAATCTCACATAATTCATGTCATTAGTTTCTGTATTGATCACCTGTGCATTGACATAAAGAGATTCAAAATCACTGGAATTTAAAGAAATAATTGTTGTAGTTCCAATTCCTACACTAGTATTTTCTGTAGCCACAGAACCTGTCAAATCGACAAAACCTATAGATTGTCTTCCAACTCCAGATATATCTGTATTAAATATTTGCTTAATTACTTTTAGATCATAATTTGTATTCAATGCATCATTAGGAACGAATCTTAAAAAAGTTTTTTCAGTTTCGTCTGTAAATAGGTCAAAAATACCATAATTAAATTCTTGTCCAGATATGGACTCATTTTCAACAATGGATGATTCTAATTCATTTTTTAAAATAGTAATATCTGTTAACTGAAGTTCAGTACCATCTTCACTAGACACTCTCATTAGATAATTAAAATATGTTCTATCATCAAGTTCATCTACCAATAAAAATTCAGTAGATTCGGACTCTGAATTTGAGAATTGATTTTGAAGGTCATCAACTGTCAAGACATTAATATCTGTTAATTCTGTATACTTTGTAAGTCTTTTAGTTTTTAATTTTAGGAATTTTGATTTTGAATCTATAACATCAACATCAATAACATTGTCAAAATTATTGATAGTATCTACTCTTTTTTTATCAATTACATCATAAATTATAGTAATTCCATCATTAGTAGTAGATAATCCCGCACTTGTATTTGAAGATATTTCAGTATCCGCAAAATTCTTTAATCCACTTGTATGGACTAAACTTTCTACTGGAGATTGTTGATCTTTATATGTTATTGAACTCTTTACGGAATAGGATAAATTCTGATAATAGTTATTATCTGGAGTAACCTGAAAATCTTCACTTAATTTTCCAGTTTCAGTATCCCAACCAATATTTTTTAGATTAGAATAACCAACATTAAGAGTCCCTTCATTTAAACTTAAAGATTTGATTGTGGCAACATTGCCAGATTCATTTCCAGTAATAATTTCACCTACTGATAATTCATATGATCCTAAAACTTTTAAAGAATCTCCATCACTTCCTGTAACTTTCAAATCTCTTATTATCTGATTTGAAGATAAAGTTTCTCCAATAAAAAATTTGGATGGTTCTTGAACTATTTTAAAAATGGGATAATCATTTTTATTGATTATAACTCCACTAAAATCTTGAATTGTTTTTGCAATTCCAGTATTTGAGGTAAATTCAGATACACCAATAGAGACTGTATCATTAATTCCCGCAGTGCTATACCCCTTTACCTTAAAGAATTTATATCCATAATCAGAAGAATTGAATCCATCTCCATCAGAACTGGATTTTATAATACCTTCAATGAATACTTCATCTCCAACAGCAAAGGGAGGGGTATTGAAAGTATTTCCAATACCAGGTGTTGATATTGTGCATGTGAAAAAATCCGTATTTGATGACCCTACCTTTTCAATCGCAACTCCATTGCTATTATTTGTTGTAAAAACTTTTACAGTTTCATCAGGCAAACCTTTTGGTTGTACTTTAATATCCAAAGAAGAAATTGCAGATCCTGTTATTTTTGCTTCAATAAATCCAGAATCTATTATACTTCCATCTGTAGAGTTTACAAGAGTAATTGTTGGTGGAGATACATAACCTTCACCTCCACTAACTATTGATATTTGACTCAATATATTTGAATCTTTTATTACAATATTTGGTGAGACATTGACCTTAGGTCTTAAGGTTTTATCTGGAGAATAAGTAAATCTGTTATTAATAACTCTACTTTCTTTTATAGATCCTACATTTATTGATTTTGCATTTACAATTAAATCTATTCCAGAAGTAGAATTAGTAGATTTTAAAGTCGGTAATTTTTTATATCCAGTTCCTGAAGATATAATACTTAAAGACTTGACCGGACCAGATGGTGAAGTTGATGTTGTTGAATACTCTAATGTGTCACATTCGGTTGAACCATAAGAAAGTTTTTCTGGTTTTTTATCAATATTTACATTGAAAGTTGTTGCGGCAACACCACTTATAGTATATGAATTATTATAATCACTATCAATATATTTGATACTTGAATAATTTTTAGTATCAGTATCGGATTTAACTAATACTCCATCTTTCTCTAAAGTGTAGAATAATTCTCCAATTTCCGAGTTGTAATCTAATGTAAGAGCTGCTGTAGATGTTACTCCAACAGTTCCTACTCCTGATACACTGAAAGTATTTGTGGAACCAGTAGAAATAAATTCATTATTAAATTCTTTGTCCTGATATAATCTCAGACTATAATTTATCAGTGAAGAATCTGAAAGGTCAAATACTAAATTATTATTTTTGACTGGTTGTAATTGTGGATTAATTAATGATATTGTTTGTGAAGAACCTCCTGTAGAAGCAAAAGATACTACTGTCGGAGGATTTTGTTGAGAATCTATTAAAGTTTCGCAGAGATTAATTTTATTTCTATTAACTTTATAAACAAAATATTCATTATACCCGTTATCTTCATAAAGAACTTTATCACCAGTTACCAATTTATGTTCTGAAATAGTGATTTCATTAGTTACTGTATTAATTCCTGTAGAGTTAAATCCAATTGGATTTACTACAATATTATCAATTTCTGATTTATAAAGAACACGAACTGCTGTTGAAGTTCCAATACCTACTGAAAGATTTGGTTGAACATCTAATGTTACCATATCTCCATTTTGAAGTTCGTGAGATGTTGATACAGAAACAGTCACTACATTCTTATCTACATCTCCCAATATTTGAGTGTAATTAGATTCGAATGAATACTTATCACTATCATCTCCATTATCATGGAAGAACAATTCTTCACCTGTAATTGCCGTCTTCAGTCCAATAATACTTGGACTTTTCTTAACCACAAAAAGGTTGCTTTGGTCTAGCAAAGGTTGTTGTGATGCAGACAATCCATCAATAGAAACATTTATATCTATTCCATTTTTAGTATAAGAAACTGGTTGATTTGTTACAAAAGGATGATTTTCAATGTAAATACCTTTTGTAGGAATACTTCTAGTTATATTCGAAATATCACCAAATGTAAATGATGTACTATATCCAACCCCACTTATTGTTCCAACACCAATAGATTCTCTAGGATTGAAGAAAGCCTTATCATTTACTCTCGAATCAAATTTATCTACAGATTTAGAAATTGTAAAAGAATCTGGAGAGAAAGTTACTGCAGTTCCAACAGTATGTGATACACCTGCCAGACCTCTTTCAATTCTGAGAATATTTTGATTTTTGAATACTTCAAGAACTTTTAAAGTTTCTGTTCCAATATTAATACTACTACCAACCGACACTTGATCTGGAATTGGAGAAACATAAATTTCTGTCGTAAATCCTACAGATGCAGATGCTATAGTAGAAATACATCTTCCATTTGAATAAGAGGGAACTGTAATTTGATGTGTTCCATTTAGAGATGAAAGATTAGTCGAAAATCCAGATATAGTTACATAATCAAGATTTAAAAGATCATGCTTTGGTAATATTGATACTTTTACTTTACTATTAGATTCCCATGTGAAAATAGAATTCAAATATTCAGTTATATTTAAATTTAATTCTAAAACACTCTTACCTTTAATAGAATTAATACTAACATCTAAACCACTTCCTGAAGTATCAGAATCATCAAATGTCAGTTTATCTCCAACTTTGTAATTACTACCAGAGTTTTCAATTTCTATAGATTTTATCGAATCTGAAGTTACAGATACTACTTCTATTTTTTGATCTAAAACATCACTAGTTTCATTAATAAAATCATAATTAGCATTTAATTCTGATACTTTGTATGGTAGTGTATTCCTTAATAAATTTGAATTGTTAAAATCAAATGATTGATCTAAATCAGAATTAGAAATTAATTTCGATTTATACTTATTACCTATAAAATATGGGAATTGGTCTATCGTAGCATGATATGCATAAACACCATTCGGATACTCTTCATTTTTTTCATATCTACCATTATATTCATCTAGATCTCCATCTCCTTCAAACTTATAATCTTCAACAAAAAATCCAGCATCAAATCCAGATGGTCTATCTTCAACATTAGACGAGTTTAAGGTATATCCAGATTCTAATAATCTCTCTCCAGAAGGTACATTAGGATCTGAATATCCATAGGGTCCATAAATTGGATTTCCGTCGTAAGCCCATCCAATTATATGTGAAATGCTTGTAGTTGCAGATCCAACAGAACTTTCTTTGAAAGAATCTCTCAAATTCTCAAAATACTTTGATACTGAATACTGAAGTTTATCTTTACCTTCTAACAAAACTTCTCCAGTAGTAAATCTTGCAATATTATCATTTAAAGTTAATTTTCTTATTTGTGGATTAATAAAGGCATTTTTTCCTGATGATACAACTTGGATTTTTGTATTTGATGCCGAATATCCAATACCAGTATTCAGAACCTTAACTTCTGATATTTGACCATTATTAATTACTGCTCGTAATTCTGCACCGGTTCCAGAACCAGAAACAACTAATTCTGGAACAGAATAATATTCACTCCCAACAAAACTTGTAAAAACACTAATTATTCTTCCATCAACAATAGATGGTGTTAATTGAGCAGATTTACCATTCTTTATATTAATTAATGGTTTTTTCTCCAAGTTTAAAAATGTGGATCCATAACCAGTTCCTGCTTCGTAAACATAAGCATCAACAATACTTCCTTTTACTACTGGACTTAATACTAAATCTTGATACTCTTGAGTAGTAGTGCCAAATCCTACAGAATTATATTTAATAGAAACTGAAATATTAGGATATTTGAAATATTGATATCCACTTCCTGTACTATCAAATGTTTTATAATCTTGCCTTTCATAATTGGAAACAACTGTTCCCCCAATTCCGGCATCACATATTCTAAATGAATCATCATCAACTTTTAAAACAAAGTATTGATTTGTAGTGGTAATTCCAGATATCTGTCCAGATTCATAATCATATTCAATAATTTCTCCATCATTAAATCCATGATTTTTAAAGGTAATGGTATTATTTGCTGTAGAAATTCCAGTAGGACTTACAATTAACTTTCTATTTGTGTATCCTTCTCCTTTATCAATTACTTTTACATAAGAAACTTGTCTTGAAGACGAAAGAGTTGAGAACTTATGCGTTCCAACAGAACCTGTATAGATTCCTACGACATTGGTGTCCAATTGCTGATCACTTAAAGTGTTATATAATTTTATTGCTTTGTTGTTAGTAACACCGACATAATATACAGAATTAGTGGGAAGATTAATATTATTTCCTGCCGTTCCAATTGCTATTGGATTATTTCCTAGAGGATTATAAATTACTTCTTCACCATTAACAAAATTATGATCTGTTAGAAATAAAATTTGGTTAGTTGTCTCACTAACTCCTCCACCACTAGAAAATTCATCTGCATTAAATAAAACTTCTCTGGGACTTTCTATTATTACAGGTTCGATTACAGCACCACTACCATTTCCTCCCGAAATATTAATAGAAGTTATCTCTCCAATATTATAATCTTGTGAATCTACATATACTTTTTCAAAACCTCCACTAATAACAGGTTGAATTTTTGCGGTAATACCAGCACCAGCAGAAACTTCAACTAATGGAGGATTAATTGCATCAAAATCTTCTCCCCCAGAAAGAATATTTACTCCCGCAATTGGTCCGTAATAGATTGCATCTTTAGATTTATAATTATTAATTTCAACACCATTAATTAGCATTCCAGTAGATCCTGGAATTGTTAATGTTCCTGAACCATTTTCAATATTTTTTTCTAATGGAAACTTTCTTAAAAGTTTTTGTATTCCTAGATCAGTTTTTATTTGAGAATTTAAAATAAAAGTGTGAGTCCCTATACCAGAATTTGGTATTTGAAATGATACATTACTGTCCGAATCTAATAAAGAAGGTGTAGTATATAATTTAAATTTATTTGTAGATGTTACTTTTACATAATAATTACCAGTTTGCAATCCAACCAAAGGTTTATCTTGTGGAAGATAATATATTTTATCTCCTGTTAAAAATGGAATGGAAGGATTGAATTCAATAAAATTATAGACATCACTATTATCGGAAAATTCTGGAATATTAAAAGTACTAGCAATACTTACTTTTTTAATACTAGTTTCAATATCAAATTGATAATCTTTTATTACTTCTTCTTCTTCTTCTTTAGTATTAGGATTTTTTCTTTTAAATCCTCTTAATTCTGAAGGTAGTGAATTTGATGCTACATATGCATATTCATCCTTATCAACATACAAATTAAGGATATCTGATAATACAGAACTGCTTTCAAAATCTGAACCTGAAGATTTTGTTTTATTTAATTTTCTTCTTATATCATATTCTTTGCTGTCTTCTAAAGTTGTTGGTCTGTTTCCCAATTCTAAAGAATTTCGGGATTCATTAATAGTTTGGATATAAGTCGTATCATTAGAAAATACTATATTTTCACTTCCTCTTTCTAATATTTCAACCTCATCTCCAATTTTTAAACTGGATCTATCAATAGTAGATCCTAACTTAGTAGTATTATTATCTACAATTTCATATCTTGTACTAGTATTATAGATAAAAGAATTTACAAAAATTTCTTTCCAATTTGAATTACTATTTTTAATCTTATCTCCAAGATTTTTAACAACAATTATGTCATTTTCATCTACTTTAAATTCTTCATTTTCTTCTACTAAATCTTGTATTACTCCGAGTAATATTAATTCGACTTTTTTTGAAGTATCTCCATCTTCATAAGAGAAATAAGTATCATCAGATCTAATATTTGATGCTGTAGTTATAGTATCAATAATACCAGTGCATCCAAAAAATTGATTAATACTTTTTCCAGTATAAGAAATAGTATTAGATCCAGAAACTAATGTTCCGGATTGTGGAAAACTGAGAGTTGAATCTACTGTTAAAATAGAAGATCCTACAGATACACTTTCAATTAACTTTGTATTTGGAGTTATTTCAAAATTTCCTTGAACTGAAGAAGAATCATCAGTATTTCCAATATAAAATTCAATTTTATAAAATGTTTTTCCCTTTCTTGAAAATGGTTCTACTGATGAAATCGAAGATGTTGTATTTTCATCAGTAGTCTTTATAAGAGTTTGTCCAACTATTTTCGAAGGTTCACCTGATATCAATTCTGCTATTGCAACTTCTCTTCTTACATAATTTGCAGAGGAAGGTTTAATCAAATATTCTTCTAAATTTATAATTGAAGGTTTTTCTCCAAAAATAATTTTAAAAAGAATTTTTATTGCTTCATCTGTTCCTTTAGATGCATAAAAATCTTTTGCTCTTCTGATGAAATTTCCAACATCAATTTCATCTACAAATTTAATATCTTCTAATCCTGGAGTAAAAGTATACTTCAGTTTTTTATAAAAGTCTTTTAAGAATAAAGAACTTAAATTTTGGACAGATGAACCATCAGAATGCTCTGCCGATGTTGATGTAGAAAAAACAAGTTCTTCACGATTTAGATCTTGATGATAATCAGTTACTCCACTAAATCCACGAACACATCCAATAAAACTATTAGTAGTAATTCCAGTATATGTGATGATTTCATCGTCAATTTTAAGGAGTCCGTACTGATTAGGAAATCCTTTTGTATTGGAAACATTAATAGTAGTATCAGTAGATGATACAGTATTGATAGTTGTCGTACTATCTACAATAACTTCTGGTTTTAAATTATTTAATTTTAAATATTGATCTAGATTATCACTAATATCAATAGGACCACCTTGATATTCTTGAGAAATATAATATTGCTTTAAAAATTCTACTGCATTTGGACTTTCTTCCAAGATAAACTCTGGAAGTTGGTGGTCAATTAAATCCTGTACTTTGATTCTAGATTCAAAACCAGTTTGTATCATATTACTTTCTTACTAAATTTCCGTTTGAATAACTTGATGTATAGAAGTCAGAAACAAATCTGGTTCCGGATATTTCATCCCCAGAAGCAATTACATCCCTGACAATATTTATTGTACTTTTAGAAATGTTTAATGAGACATATAAGTCCCTTAAACCAACAACATCATTAGATTCTGGAAATGCTTGTATTTCAATCAATCCATTACTCAATGAAGTTGATGTGATATTAACAGTTCCTAAAATTATTTCACCTTTTACATAATCAACTGTTCCTGCAGATTTTACAATTACTCTAGTTTTATCATCAGATACTTCTTTTACAATTGATAAGTTTCCTGATTTTAAGTCGGCATTAGGAACATCTGTAATATAAACCGTATCTGTTTCACCTGAAATTTTAAATCCTGTGGATTTGATATTAAGACCTTCAGATTTTACATTAAACCTATTTCCATAACATAGTTCATATTGAGCAAACTTATTGAGTACAGGCTTTAAATCTCTACGAATAATAACTTTTGTAATATTTGATGTAATCGCAGTATCTGTGTTGTCAATAACTTGTTGAATTTTACTATATCTAACCCTACCTCCAAATTTATTTAAATCTAAAGATTCTGAATATTTTTGAAGAGAGTTTGTAACAGAAGTTTTTAATGTATCTGAATTCGATACTTGTGAATAATTATAGTAAACAGAACTATTGAGTTCAACATAGAGAATTTTAAGGTCAGTTATCTTCTGATTTATTCCAGATACTGTAAATTGTTTTAGTTTTGATAAAATTTGTGTTTTATTAAAATCTGAAATAAATGATCCGTTTTTTGGTTTAATACTGATTTGAACTGTACCAAACTGGGGAGGATCTATTTCCTCACCACCGACTACAGATACTGATTCGGTATCTGGATATATTCTTTTTATAATTGCCTCATAGTCTCTTGACGTAACTGCTCTATATTGAGACGAATATAATCTTGGAGCATAATATTTAATCGAATCTACAGGTTCAATATCTCCACCATTGATTGACGATTGATTAGTAGTAATCGTAACAGTTCCTGGATCGATAATCTTATCAGATGCACTCTTTAATGTTCCTGAGAATGAAAAACTAGAAGATCCATTTCCATCTCTTCCATCAGTAATAATATAGTTGGCAGTAATTATCGTCCCATCAGAACCAACTGCATCACCAAGTTTTTTACCAATCAATCCGTCACCAAATCTTAATTCATATTTTTCATCTTGAACTTCATTAATAAAGAAAATTCTAGAGTTTTTATCTACATCAAAAATATTTTCTGAAAGAAAATATTCAACACCAAGCCCATCTTGTTCGGTTTTTTTAATGTATACCTTAAGTGTTGTTGTATCAATAAAAGAATTATTCAGAACAAATCTTTGGTCCAAAGAACCATCATACTGAAATTGTTTGGTTAAGAATATTCCTTGAAAAACGTTGAGGTTATTAAAGGATGCTATATCGTCCACAACGTTTGCTGTAACGTCCTCTGGTATGGCAAAGGTATATGTAGTATCATTAGCACTCCCTACGCATACTATACCTGCCTTCAGGGTGAGTGTAGGAGTCTTTGTGCTAGTTGTTACGTTAAATGATATTTGTGCCGTAGATGCGGTTCTGGAACGAGGTACATATCCAATATTACCAGCAAGAGAAACTACATTCTCCCGAAGAGTTGCCGAATCCAAGAAGGATTCATTCACAACCATATTCGAATTGAATGCAGTAATATAAGTATTATATGCTAACGTATCAATTAAAACTGAGAAATTTGAACCTTCAAAGTCAAAATCCGTGAATGTAGAGTTAGCACGAAGATAATCTTTGATAGAAGTTTTTATCTGATCAAAATCTAGATTTGTATATTTTGTAAAAGGCATTTTATCTGGTTGCCTCTAAGAGGAATGAATATTCTTGTGTCGGAAACTCTTGACCAATAATATCAAATATGACTGTTACATTAAATGTATTCTCGTCTGCTATTGGATCTACCTGAACGATCAAATTTTCGACTCTATCTTCAAAATTATTAATTGCAATTTCAATTTGATCCTGAATGACTGATGCAGTACCAAAATCAACGAATTCAAATAGACTTCTTCTTACATCAGAACCCAACAAAGAGTTAAAAAATCTCTCTGTTGGGATAGTTTCTACTATATTTCTTACGGAACGACGAATTGCGTTCTCATTTTTTAGAACCGGAAGGTCTTTTGTCACAGGATGAGGCTCAAAAGACAAACTAATGTCCTTAAATGCCCGTGATATCCTCTGAATTGCCATTGTTAAAGAGTTTTCTTAATTATATTTATACTCTATTCCTGAAGATTTCTTTGTCCTTCCTTTAAATCATCGTGCATAATCTCTTGAAGCACTCTTTCTTCTGGATCATTCGTTTTTTTAGGTAATGACCAGTAATCTGTGGTCAAACTTGTTGTTCCCCACACTTCTTTCATGTAACTCGTACTTCTATCAACCGGTGAATTGCCCATTTTACTCCTATTTTGTTAGAATAGAACTTTTTGAGGGGTTACTATCCCTATTTTTATTTATTTTTCCCCATTTTGCGATTCGTGTTCCCAAAAATACTCTTCTGAGTGCCCTAAGGACCCAGAACGATGTAATCCACCATTTTCAACGGAAAAACTTCTTGTAGAAACAAGAAAATCTGGTTTTTTGAGCACTGGAGGAGTCAAACTCTCTTCAATCCATCGACATCTATTGTTTGGATATAGTCCAATTTGACCATTAGGGAGAATAATACAGTTATGAGACTTATGTTCTTCGGGAAATTCTGCAAATGTCAGGTCTGGAACATCTCTATCCGAATGATATGAGTCAATTGTAAACAAATACTTACCATTTTGTGAAACATAACCTGAACGATGCTTAACTTCCGTGGACATTGTGTATAAAAACTGCTTTTCAATCACTCTAACATCGTAGTCAAAACTATCCCAATACTGCAAATCACTCAATGGGAGATTTACTTCCATTTCTCTTGGGTGATTGGGATAATCACTTTCCCAATCTACAAATGCGGAGATTGGTAGTTTATCATATAATGCACCGTATTCAGGGATGTAGGTTTCAAAGTAAAAACATCTACCCCAAATCGATTTAAGAGATACCCACCATCCTTTTACATATTCACCATGCCCATCACGAAGATCACGTAAGTATTCCTTACGAATCCAAACCTTTTTTGGTGGTAAATTGACTACATTCATCAGAAATCTCTTTCGTTTGGTTTATAATACATTGTTAATTCTCGACCCTCACTGATATCCACCTGCGTGTAAATATCACCTGTTCTGCGATCCCAAAAACAATTGGGTGTTGAAGAATGATTTATATAATAACCATGATAGTGCATAAAAGGTGGAGCATCGATATAAAATTCATCTCCTTCACCATCAGTCATTGACCAAAAATAGTTTTTTATTTTTTTATCTATACCATCCAAATCACGTTCTTTAATAACATAATCTTGTTGGATACCAGTGTATTCTCTAAATGCTCTACACCCCTTTATTAGAGTGTCTTTTGGAATATCTACTAAAGCAAAAAGACCAATACCAGCATCAGGTATAAGACTGGGTGCTAGTTTGGTCTGTTGCTCACGTATCAATTTTAAAACATATTGATGATCGTGATTCATACCTTACCGTCCCTGTCCACGATACATCTTACGCTTTCCATTACGAGAAGTCGCGGCATACTTCGTGTGCTTCCCGTTCCCTTGACGAGTTTTCTTCGGTTTTCCTTCTATAAAACCATCACCACTTAAACCAACCTTTGAACGCACTGCCATAATAACTCCTTAAACTTTAATAATCTTTGTTTCTAAATCTTGTGGACTTGGAAAACCTTTCTGATAATACTCTACCGAAAGGTCCTCCATCTTATCAAAATACTCCTCCTCCGTCAAGTTCTTATACAGTACTTCCCCTTTATGGAGAATTGTATATTCTGTCAGTATCATCAGATCACTCTTGTCTTCTCGTGCCCAACTCTGATACGTGGATCACACCAAATCTGAAAACCTGCTTCGATAGCATCGAGACAGAATGATACATCTTCTCCACACATATCCTGTACTTCTCCACTCTCAAAGACTTGCATCTTAGGAGCAAACCATGGATACTTAATATCAGAGTGCTCAAAGACTCCGTGCTTAATCAATAACCATCCAAATCCTGCATAATCTACAGTAAATGGTTTGCGACGCTTCGAAATACTCTCCCCAGTCTCATGATTCATGACTCCACCACCCTTGCGGAAATCTTCCTCATCTAACCAATGTGCAACTGAAGTCGTCTTACCATCTTCTGTCATATACCATCCACTCGCAATATCTTGATCCATCAGTACCAATTGCCAGAACTTCTCAGATGAAAATACAATATCACTATCAATCCATAATTGATAATCATACTGTAACTTACCATCCCATGGAATCTGATCCGGTCCTCGTAATACATTCGCACCTAAACACTTACATCTGGCAAAATTTACCATCGATGAATAATCTTGCGAAATCTGAATACTTGCTCCTGCCTGTACTAAATCAAAACAAAGTTGTACAAAGTTTTTGAGATACGTATAAGAAACTCCTCTACCTGGTAAACAAAAGACAATGGACTTGCCTTTTACCATTTCCTTTGCCTTCGCATAGTCCCATTCTGGAGTACTCTCAGTTGCTTTGGGTGTCTTTGCTTTTACTGTAAATCCTTTAGCCATAACTGTAAATGAACTTCGTCACTATCATAACACTCTATCTATATTCAGTCAATACTTCGGATTACAATACAATCATTCTCTACCTCGATATTTACTTCTGTTCCCTCATACCACCCCTTCTCATCACATATCCATTCGGGGATATTCAATATGTGCTCACCAGTTACTGGGTCGATCTCTACAGTCGTAAAATTTTCCTGCGGATTTTTTTGCATATCTTTGAACCTTGTACCTTGTTTTTATATATGAAAATTTTTTATTTTGGAAGATGGAGATACTTGGTAAATCCTTAGAGGTTTATACTTAGAGGTCGATCTGGGTCGTTTATAGCTTCCAGGGACCCATTGGTTTTATATACGGCACCCCATAATACCCCGTTAACTGTCAATCACGAACGAACGGCACTGTTACTTAAGGGGAGGATTGCTCCCCCTAAGTGTTAGATAAGATCCGACACTATCTCATCCCCTGCCAGTGTAAAAGGATCCCCATCGTGATACTCTACGGGTTCAAAGGATGGACAAACTGCCCAATTCTCTGTCTCAATAAAGTGATTTAGTGCAAACTGAGAGAATAACTTAGCACCTAGATTAGTGTTAAATTGTCCAAACGCATAATGTCTTTTTTCGATCCATTTTTCTGGGGTGGTAATAACAACCTCACAGAATAAGATCCCCAATTGTCTTCCCTCACCGACACGGAATGCCACTGCAAAGTGATAATCACCTACAGCATCAAAGTGTATGTAATCGGTGTAAATTCCACCAATATCATCATCTTTAGGTGCAAACTGTGAATAACAATCCCATGTAAGATTGTATTTTGTGAGTGTTAGTGTCATGATTTTAGTGTGGTGAAAGGTTAAAGAATAGGAGGGGGATTACTCCCCCTTAAGTGTTAATCAGGCAGGGATTTCTGACCCCCACCAGTTGTTACCATCGTAGGCAGATTGCCAGGTTTTATAAAAATCTGACCAGCAATCGTCATCAACTTCGCACATAGTTTCCTCATTAAGAAGAGAATCAATCTGCAACTGATCGCATAACCAGTCATGCGATGCCGGGAGGTCAGACTGGGTGTTGCTCACAAAATCGAAGAGACCTGCCATAATGTCGTCCCATGTCTGTTGCATTTCGGGGGAGTTTGGAAAAATTGTCATCGGTCGGTGTCGGTTGGTTTGACTTTGTTATTCTACAGGGTCGGATCGGGTAACCGTGGTAGGTTACCCAATATTTCATAATTGTTTACAATCCGTTGAGATAGTCTGCAAGTGCCTCATCGTAGTCTTCCTTAGTCTCAAACGTGCGACCATGGATCACACGGGGATAGGTGGCATCAAGTCCAGAAGATGCGACCATTTCACAGTCTGCTCGGTCGTAACCCATCTCCACGAGGTTGTTGACGTATGGGTTGTTGCTTGGGGTGATCATGTGGTGCTCCGGTGTGGTTCTTCTAAATTATAGCAGATTTAGAAGGCATTGCTGCCTTCCAAATCTTAAGAGAATCAGGATCTTACCCAACGTTGAACGATCTCCCTCTTGCGGAGTGGCAGAACCCTCTTGTATGAAACGATCCTACGGTTGCCGATCTTATAATCGTATCGGACGACTAGACCTTCTGCTGCCATCTCCTTTAGGGTCAGGGATACTGTTGTTCGTGCTTCTTTGGGCATCCCCAGGGATCGATTGACCTCAGACGGTCCTAGACCATGCTGTGACTTGTTGGAATCCATAGGAAGGACTGACAGCAATGCCCACTGATACGTGTTGCCGAAGGACTTGCGGTTGGTGAGAGAAGTGAATGCCATGGTGCGGTGTGCGGTGTTGACTTTGTTATTCTACAGGATCGGAAAGGGCAACCGTGGTAGGTTGCCCGACTTGTAACACTTTGAAATAATGTTACATAATGCTCGATTGCCAAATCTCAGCATCACTCTTTAATAGTTTCGTTGTCCTATCTGAAACATAAAGATTTTCCAAATAAGATTTAATGTGCCTAGTCGTAGTGTTCGAATAACTTTCCGAAACATACCAATATCCATTCTCTATGTCACTGTGTGCATCGCAGTCGTAACCTGCTACCAGTGTTTCATAGGAAAATAGATATTCTCTTCCCTGATTATCTGTAACCAAAGTAAGATTTGATTTGAGTTGCTTAAGTTTCATGGTTTGGGTGTCGGTTGGTTTGACTTTGTTATTCTACAGGATCGGAACGGGCAACCGTGGTAGGTTGCCCGATCTTTAACATTTTGAAATAATGTTACATATCAGGAAAAGTAGGATCCTACGATGACATTACCATCGTAACAGTTTTTCACAACAACCCCACTAAAATAGGAGTCGGAGGAATATCCGTCCCAATTATTCCCAAAGGGGGAGTTATCACCAATCCGCATAAATTCACCGATATCATACCAAACTCCCCGATATTTAAAGAATTCTCTTTCGTCGAATTCGTCCTCACTAAGATAATCAAATTCTCTCCGGAGTTGGTGATATAAACTCCCTGAATTAAGTCCCCCGAATCCGTCCAACCATTGCCCCATTGTCAATTCTCTTCGAGTCCAGTTGGTTTTAATTGTGAGTGCCATGGGTGTGGTGGTTTGACTTGTGCCAATCATGCCTTGGATTTTGGCAAAAAGCAACCCCCTGCAACCAGTTGTCAAAGTGGCACAACCCACGGCATTGAGACCTAGGACGTGCTAGGATGGAGGTAGAATCTATTTTTGAGGGTGGACAGTTGAGAAAGTGTCCACTCAACATCATAATCCCACAAAAACATGATACAATAAAAAAGACCTGGGCAC